ATGGCCTCTTCTGAACTTGTACGAATACAGCAGCGAAAAAGTAATAAAAAAGCTATCGATAAAGCTTACGAAAATTCATCACAGTCATATTTGATTCATTATTCATGCGAATCCTTCTATGATAATGTCTCTGGTCAATCCAGGAGAGTAACCTCCATTGCTGTAAGAAATTTAGCTTCAGCACAAACACATTCATGGTCTTTACATAAATCCGCTGAATTATTGGGATTGTTAGATGATATGAATGAAAATCTAGATAAACTAGAAAAACATATGCTGAAGGATTATTTCATTTTCCTTGAAAACCATTCTGCTTATCTTTTTATACATTGGAATATGAGAGATGAAGCATATGGTTTCCAGGCTATTGAACATCGCTATAGAGTATTGAAAGGTAAGCCATTTATTTTGCAAGATGATCGTAAATTGGATTTAGCAAGAGTCTTGGTGGCTCTTTATGGTCGCCAATATGCGCCACATTTATCTGAGTCAGGAAGAAGAGGCAGGTTAATGAGTTTGATAGAAATGAACGGCATTGCCGATAAAGATGCTTTGCAAGGAGAAGAGGAGGCGAATGCTTTTAAAAATGGAATGTATTTAGAATTGCATCGTTCAACTCTTAGGAAAGTTGATGCCTTTGCAAATATTATCGATAGAGTTCACGCTAAGTCTCTAAAAACAAAAGCAAGTTTCATGGATAAACATGGCATTCACCCAGTCGCGATTGTTGATTTGATTAAAAACCACCCTATAATTACTTGCTGTTTATTCATAATTACGACCGCGACTGCTTTAGTCAAGTTTTTTGGATTATTCTGAGTATTGTTGTACCGACAAAAACACTATTAAGTAATTACATTAATTTTTTATATCTAACATTAGCAGATGATAAATCGCCAAAAAAAATTCCGTTAAAATCCTCTATAATTACCCAAAGTCCGCTTAAAAGGGTTGATTATGTGTGGACGATTTGCCCAAGTGCAGACCCGCGCCGACTATCTCGACGTGCTCGCCTCCGACCTTGAATTTGCCAGTGTGCTGGACAATGTTCCGATCGGTCGCTACAACGTGACTCCAGGCACCCGCGTGCTGGTACTTAATCAGCGCGGCGATAAATTGCACCTCGATCCTATCGAGTGGGGTTACGGCCCGGATTGGTGGCAGGAAATGAAACGCCAGCCGGTTATCAATGCACGCGTTGAAACAGCCGCCACCAGCAGAATGTTCAAGCCGCTATGGAATCACGGTCGCGCGCTAGTGATGGCAGATGGCTGGTACGAGTGGAAGAAAGACCAGCACGACGCCAAAGTAAAGCAGCCCTATTTCATCTATCACGAATCGAAAGCACCTATATTTTTCGCCGCAATAAGCCGCCATCACCCCGATGCTAAAGAGCCTCCTGATGATGACGGTTTTGTCATTGTGACCAGCGCCAGCGATTCGGGTCTGCTCGATATTCACGACCGGCGGCCTGTCGTTCTACCACCAGCAGCGGCACGGGAATGGATGAGCCCGGACATCACATCAGCGAGAGCTGAAGAACTCGCGAACGAAGCGGCCGCACCTCCCGATGATTTCGCCTGGCATCCTGTAGGAAAATCAGTCGGCAATATCCGCAATGACAATGCTGAGCTGATTAAGCCTATCGCCAATCCACTGGTTTAATAAACCCGAGCGCGCGGCAGATCACTAAGCCGTGTAGTGTATGCCGGTGACAGGAGCTCACGCTTCATTGACCACACCTGATGCGCTCCTTGACCAGCGAACCACAGTTTCGCCCTACCCGAATTGTTGATCCGATCAAGCACTCCCATCAGTTGCTCACTGTTATGCCGTGGTTTGCACTCATCGAATAGCCCTAACTGAGCCACGCCTTGACTGTAAAAATCCTGCAGCATCACCCCGCCTTTTTGATACCGATGACCTGGTTGCCAAATCGCATCAAGGCAACGCATAGCCGCGGCGATAATGTCGCGAGTATCCTGTGTGGGTACGCTCAGTTTTATGCTTGCGGTGTTGCCGTAGTATTCCTCATTGATGGCAAATGGGCTGGTTTTGAGCCACGCGCTGACATGCCGGCAATACTGGTGCTCCTCCCTCAACTTCTCAGCGGCACGCGTCGCATACATGCAAATAGCCTGATGCATCTGGTCATATTCAGTGATCCGATCACCGAAGCTGCGGCTGCATATGATCTGTTGCTTCGTCGGCGCAAATTCCTCAAGTTCGAGGCACGGCTGGCCGCGCAACTCTCGCACCGTTCGCTCAATGACAACGCTGAAATGCTTGCGGATCATCGCTGTGCTTGCATCTGCCAGCTGTAGTGCCGTTTCAATCCCCATCATGTTGAGCTTTTTCGATATCCGGCGTCCGATACCCCAGACCTCATCGACAGGCACGAGGCTCATCAATTTGCGCTGGCGCCCTTCATTGGACAGATCCACTACTCCGCCGGTCTTGTCCCACTTCTTCGCCGCGAAGTTGGCAAGCTTGGCTAACGTCTTGGTTTGGGCAATGCCAACGCCCACAGTTAGCCCTGTATTGCGCAGTACCTTGGCCCTTACCTGTCGGCCGAAAGTATCCAGATCAATGCAGTTACGAACGCCTGTCAGATCAAGGAAACTTTCGTCAATTGAATACACTTCCACGCGAGGTGCCATCTCTTCTAAAACAGCCATCACACGCTGAGACATGTCTGCGTATAACTCATAGTTGCTGCTGAACGCGATGCCCCCTGCTCGCTCAAATTCCAGCTTAATTTTGAAATAGGGTTCTCCCATCTTTAACCCTAACGCCTTGGCTTCCTTGCTCCTGGCTACGACACATCCGTCGTTGTTCGACAGAACGACGACAGGACGCCCTCGTAGATCTGGGCGCCACAACGTTTCGCAGCTCGCGTAGAAGCTGTTCACATCAGCAAGCGCGTACATCACTTGAGCCTCGTTATCGACGAAACAACAACGCCCATCACCTCCAGATCGTCGCCGCCGTCATGGAGCAGGATCGGCTCATACTTCGGGTTCATGGGTTCCAGTTGCGCACGAGGATGCAAACAGAGACGCTTTACAGTGAACTCGCCGGCTATGCTGGCGATAACGATATCGCCATGAGCTGGGCTGATACTGCGATCGACAACAAGCATAGAGCCCTCAGTGATCCCGGCCTCAAGCATAGAATCACCTGTCGCATAGAGAAAATAGGTCGCATTGGGATGGCTGATGCAGTACTCGTTCAGATCGATACGCGAACTGACGTAATCTGCTGCAGGACTGGGAAACCCCGCCGGCACCTTGTCGGCGAACAGCGGGATTTTGAGCTTGGTTGGGTTTGGTGTTGGATAAAAGAAAGTCATAACGTTGCCCTGATACTGTGTTTTTATACAGTATATGCACAAGATTTTGACGGGGGAAAGTTCGGATTTTTGTTAGATAGATAGGATATTGATCGGTAAAGAAAGATAGTTTTGATGAATGGCCGGGTTCCATCCCGGCGTATCAACCATTAACAAATCAAATAGTGATCCCGCGACGGCTGTAATACCCCTGGAAGTACTGGTGAATCTGCCTCAACTCGTCATCGCTCAGCGCACGGTCATAAATCAGCGAGGCATAGTTAAGATGCGGCGCAGACCCTTCGGTGTAACTCTGGCCAATGAGGTACGTTCGCGCCGGGTTAGCGAACGACGTAACCGGAAAACTTGGCGCAAAGCTCTTTTTCTGGTCGTTGGTCAGATCGCCGACCTTCAGCTCATTGCCTAAATCACGGCCGTGGAAAAACATAGGGCTGCTGTCTGTGCTTCGCGTGCTCATGCTGATATTAAGCGCACCGCTAAACGGGTTTCCACTGGCATCGGTGCCTTTGTAATGCGAGTACATCCAGATAGCAGCAGGTGCTGCCAACTGGGTTAGCAGCGATTTGCCAGTGTCCGCGCTGCCTGCATAGCTGGAAATTAAAAAGCAACGCAGAGGTGGGCGCGTATCAGTGTTGGTCGCAATGGCAATCAGCGTAGCTTTTTCGCTGGTCGGGATGCGGGTATCGATATAGTTGCTGGTAGAGAACTCCACCGCTTCACCTTTTTGCGTTGGGTTTCCATGTGGCACTGCCGGCACGCCGCCGGGGGCGAGGTTAGCTGTCAAATTTCCGCGACCAAATATGTTGGCATATTTCAGCCCGTCGGTGCTGAATGGCGGATTCCAGCCGTCCGGCTTGGAAATAGACGCGCCGGCAACGTTTGATTTAATAACCATGACCATAATATTACTCTCCGATTTCAATCGGCATGCAGAATTGCACCGATGCGTTATTTAATGGGTAGGGTTTTCCGACCAGTTCAGGAATATTTTCATCCGCATATTGGCCGCTCCCCGCTTGATATTCGTAATTAGCCAGCGATGCAAAATTGTCACTGTCAAAAACGTTACCGTTGCCGAAATGAGTCGTTCTATCGCCATACCAGAGTTTTGCCTCACCTGCCGGCAGCGCTGCCAGCGTGATTTTTATAATGGTATCGGCAGCAATTACCACTGACTCGATCGGCACCGCGTTGCCAGTGCTGTCTGTGACACGGAAGCCTTTATCCGCGTACATCGTCGGTGCACGCCCGACATATGACGGGCGGAATTGTAGCGGCGGGCTGGGAACGTGATACAGCACATACACCACGCGGCCGATGCGCACGATACGGATAGGGCCGAGCGGTTCCCAGCCTTGCCCCTCATTCAGTACGCGGTGCATCACCTTTGCAAATTGCATGTCCATCCAGCGATAGCCGTTGCTTGTCAGGTGGCCGCCTTTATCCGGGAATGGGTAAGTAGGCGTTGCAAGATAGGCGTTTGCGTTTTCTTTGCAGAATTCCCATTGCGCCATGCCGATCGCCAAGTCGTATTTATCGACGGTATAACCGGCCCCGGTTTGATACATAAATACCGCTGGCGGGGATTTCTGTCCGGCAATGCCTTCTGCCATTTCACTTGTCATGTCACGGAATAAGATTTCCATTTTTTTCTTATATTCGTCTTTGGTCTGTACGCCGCCGCGTGTGCCGTTATAGTTATATTCGCCCTGGATCCAAAGTATCGCGGCAATTGAATAACTGACGCCCAATTCATCGGCGAGCGCCTTAACCTTCGTCACTGCTTGCAATGGACGCTGATACAGTTCAGGGTTGGCCCCCTTGGATAATTCTTCAATGGTGCGCCCATGTACGCCGGTACTGGAAACCACGAATCGCCGCGCGGCATCGCGCTCCAGGCAGTTCTTTTGCAGCCACAGCTTGCGCAGGAAATTAGCCAATGCCGCGCCGCCTTCGCCTTCATTGCCTGCGAGTGGATCAAGTGCGGCGACCTGCGCATCTGTTAGCACTGTGCTGCCGTCATCTGACTGTACAACCGCTTTCAATGGCTTGAGAACTGCGTCACCCACTGGCACAAACTCGGCAGCCGTGCGGCTTTTCGGTCGCACGCTGTCGCCCAGCATCAGGTTGTCGTAGTTGTCTGTCGGTAACTTGCTGAGGGCGGGCCACCCCTGGAACTGAGTGCCCAGGCTCTGGCTGTACATGAGCAGGTGATTCAGGGCAGATACAAGGCGCTGAATGTCAGCGTTGTAACGGTCGCGCACCGACTGCGAATAGGCTTTATTCTGCGCATCATGCGCCACTAAATCGAACTCACTCACGCCGCCGCTGCCGGCGTTGAGCGGGTTGCCATCCAGATCGATATAGTCCCGGAAAAAGCCGTCCACATCCTCAAGCCGTAGCCAGGCGTCCGACGTTTCGAGGGTTGAAAATTTGCCATGCCCCTGTAGCGCTTTTGGCGCTGTTACTCCATCTCGCCCGACGATTTCAACGACAAAATCATCGGCATCCTGATAAATGACGCCTGGCCGATCGCCAGCATGGGTAATTTTCAGGTCGTCCAAAAATACCCCTCTCGGAGAGAGTAAGCTCTTAATCGTACCAAAAGAGCCGTTATTGAATAGTCTCCATACAGAGAAAAAATCATCATCGACCATGTCAACTAGCAAGTCAGCTGTTGCTTCATTCAATTGAAAATAATCTGCAACCAACTCCTTTAAGCCATTTATTGAATTAGCATCTGGAGTTGAGTTTATAAAGACAGCAACACCAGAAGAATTTCTATAGTATTTAAAAATTACTCCGTTACTTTCCGTTAGTCTTATTGCAACACGGAACATCTTTCCTTCAGTTGTCCCGGAGATACCAGCAATCGTACCGTCAGGATCGGTTGGTGATGTATAGTATGTATTTGCGTCTGTAATATCCTGCACATATTCTGCCGCAGACTTTGCTTCATCACGGGCTATACCAGCTTGCTGAGCATATAACGCCGTAGCAGCCCGCATGTCGTCAACCATGGCGACGATAGCCGGAGTTAGTTCATCCTGACTTGGGCTGGTCAGAAAATCGTTAAGCGTCCCCGGTTTTGAGTCACTATAGACTGTAATTTGCCCTACTTTCTCGAATGGACGCCCATACGCCTCAATCATTACGTTATGCGTGCCAACTTCGACCGACAATGAATAACTACCATCGGCGGTGGTAGTAGAAATGGACGGCGCCTGTTTAACAACTGCCGATGAGGTTTTTACCGCCACCAGCATAATCGTTACACTTGGACGCGGGTTGCCATTCGGGCCAATGAGTTTACCGCTGATTAAAACAGCCATATTCTCTTTTATCTCCAATAAAAAACCCGCCTTAGCGGGTTGCTATAGTTGTATTAATGAGATACTAATTTAACTGGCTCTACCGTTAGATAAATTATCGTTCCAAACTAAAAGCTGTATATTGAGGAGTTGAAAAAAGTTCAACTAGAAAACTCGTTGACTGCCTAGCAGAAGATGACTGATCAACCTCCCCGACGGCCAATTGCCAAAAAATAGGTTGTCCCTTTCCAATGTACTCATCAATAAATACAACCGACACCGATTTACTAGAATCAGATCCAGCTGATGACTCAGGTAAATAACCGCCACTTGTTGAGTTTTTTCTTACGCCACCATAAAAATGAGGGTACGGAGAGCCATATCGTGTTATCTGTATCCGTCCAAATACACGAACCGGTATTACACTATTACCACTAAATCTTAAGATCCTGCTATCATTTGTATATCCTGACCCCCAACTTAACATTGAGCCATCCATTATGGCGCCTTCAATATTTGCCGCGGATAATTTCCCATCAATAACGCAATTTTCTAAAATATGACAATTCCCGATAGTTCCATTATTAAAATTACCAGCATCAGCATAAATAACACCACGTACAGTTACCTGATGAAATTGAGCGTAACCACTTTTATCAATAGCCCATCCACGCTGACCATCGATGTAGTTTGATGATTGTATTTGCTGGGCGATCTTTGCACTATCAATAGTCGCATCCTTAATAAATGCGCTATTCATGAACACCTGACCACCTTCAATAGCGAACGGCACAGATACCGCTGATCCTTGCCCATCAGCAGTGTTCAGCACGGCGAAACGGTCTGCCAAAATCAGCACCTGGCTCTGCATTCCCTCTGGGGTGTTCTCGACGCCGACGCCGATCCCGGCGGTGTAAAGCTTCCCATCAACGGTCTTCCCGACCTTCACCGACCACATATCTTTCAGCTTGCCGGCATCCTCCACCGGCCCCAGCAGATCCTGCCCAAGCTCAGTTTCGGTGATCTTCCCTTTCAGGTAGTCCAGAACCTCGCTGGCGTCTTCGCTCGATGTTCCCTGCACCCAATTTGTCCACGGGCCGGTATTGCCGAGCTTATCCACCAGGCGCGCCTGGAACCAGAAATTCACACCTGCCGCCAGCCCCGTCATCGTGTGACTGCGCTGTGGGTAGGCATAGTCGCCCAGGTGCATTTTATTGCTGCCGTCGGCGTTCTGGCTGTAACAGATTTCAGTCCGCTGCGTGTCCTCGGCCCCGAGAGGAAACTCCCAGTTCAACACAATGCCGAACACTTGGCCTACCGTCGTGAAGCTGGCCAGCGCCGGCGGCTCGCCTTGCTTACCGGTCAGCACCATTTCTGGCGCATTGGCCCACACACTGGAAATCTCAGAAGGGTTTATCGCGCGTACGCGGGCCTGATAGCGGCCGGCATAAATACCAGAAACCTCAAACCCGAGAGTTGATGTTCGCGGAGCTGGTATCCAGTTACCGTTATCCCGGCGCCATTCTGCCTCATAGGCTATCGCGCTTTCCGCACGATCCCATGTAACTCGCAGCGTGGCCACGGCCATGCCCTGAATTACCGCCGACGATTCGCCGATTTGAACATTGGTCGGCGGTGGTTGAACACCTGGCGGGATAACGCTAATTGGCGGGTCTTCAATCCGCGCTCCTGTATCGATTTTGGCGTACTTATTCGGGTCATGCTCGACGGCAGTAATATCGAACGACACCCCGTCATCACCCTCCTTGATGCCGGTTACTCGGTATTGCTGCAGCGCCAGGTCTGATGCGTCTATTGCCCACACAGCCTCGGCGACCGGCTGCTCAGTGTATGCGGTGGTGACCGTAATGATTTTACCGGCAACGGCCGCAATGGTTCGCCCTTCCGCCTTACCGCTTGGAAGGTTCAAAATTAAACGCTCACCAACCACAGCCGAGGAAACACGGTCAAGCGTGATGTTGCGGCCATCGACGGAACTGATACGGCCACCGAGCGGACGCCCTGCCAGCATTTCATCGGCAACCGCTATGATCCAGCCGGGTAACGGTACTTTGCCATCAAGGCCCACAGTAAAGGACACCATGCGATCTTTATCGTTGGTATGAAGCAACCATTTACCACGGCGGATACCTTCAGACTTTCGAATGCACCCGATCGCCGTCAGATCGGCCTGTTTGATGCCGTAACGGCGGATCAGTGATTGTTCCGCAACGGGCTCTATTGCGTCTTGATAGCCGTTTGCCGGGTCGCTCCAGCTCACCATGCAGGTGCTGTAATGCGTTTTGTCGCTAGCGCTGGCATAGGTAAATTTGCCATCTTTAACGTTAGCGCGGGTGAAGATGTATTTAACATCGGCAGGCATGTCAGCAAGCGCATTCATGCCATTATTTGCCCAGAATGTAGATCCGCGATAAATCGACGCAATATCGCGCAAAACGTTCCAGGCATCCTCTTGCGACTGGATATAAACGTCACACAGAAACCGCGGCTCTTTCCCATCACCACCGCGGCCGTCCGGCACCAGTTGATCACAATATTGCCCGATCTGGTACAAGTCCCATTTTGTCAGCGCAAGATTCTCGGCCTTTACCCGTGTTCCGATGGAGAACCGGTCATTTATCATCAGGTCGTAGGTTATCCAGGCTGGATTATTCGTCGCCGCCGTCTTAAACGTGCCGTCCCATGTCCCGCTATATTCCCGTGTCTCGGGGTTGTAATTCGATGGTACCCTGACGATGCGCCCTTTTGGCTCGCAGGATACCTGGGGAATGTTGGGGAACTGTTTTGCATCGAACTGGATAAACAGCAACGCGGTTTCCGGGTAACGCAGCTTGGCGTCGATCGTCTCGGTAATGGCTTCAACCACCATTTTATCGGCAACCCGGTTACTGGTGCTGTTTGGCGTCAAGCGACGGACGCGCACTTGCCACCCGGTTGTGGCCGCAGGCAGATCGATACGGTGGCTACGTTCATATTTGGTCGTCGTTTTGCCATCAACGGCCGTGCGCAACACCTCTTGATAGGAGCCGCCATCGGTGGCAACGTCGATCGCATACTCGATGCGGTAGCCTACTACGTCGCCATTATCTTGCTGTTGCTGTAACTGTGCCCAAGAAAAGCGAAGCCGTACGGCTGAAAGTTGTGTATTCGTTACTGCTCGAATCCAATCACGATCGCTGGTTAGTTCGGTGCTAACGGTGATTTCGTTCTCTACGTCCGGCATGCCGGGAATATAATCCTGATGCGGTGTACCAGGTCGAAACTCCCAGCGAACGCCGGGAAAGTTTTCGGTGCCGTCGGCTGAAATAATTGGCGTGCCGTCGAGGAAAATTCGGGTTCCGTCGAGATCGCCGCCAAACTCCCCTTCACCCAGCGCCAGAAGAATTTTTGCATATGAGGTGGATTGCAACGAGTCAGGGGATTCTGTCGGAGTGCTGGGGCTGCTGCTGCCACCTTTGCGGCCTTCAATGACGTGCATTATTTTCTCCAGGCGTAAAAAAACCCGCCGCAGCGGGTCATGGTAATCAGTGTGCCGAATTACTGCTGGTCTTCCGCATAGATGCCTGCGGAGATAATGGCGCCACCAATGCGGCGCTTACCATACAGGATCGGCACTGGATTACCCTGAGCAATAGTATTAACTGGGCCGCCAAAGGCGTAGGAAGGTTTATTATCCGGGTCTTGCCGTGATGCCAAACCACCTTGCATGGGGGAAAGCATTTGCACAACACCGCCGAGCATCATAGATGCCCCTGACATTGCCAGCCCATACCCAATTGTGCCACCAATTCCCGTCCAGCTAGTCATCACACCTACTACTACACCCACCACCACTAAGACGGCACCGAGAATAGTTTGAAAAGCACCTGCCTTTTTACTGCCAAGAATCACTGGCGCAATACGAATATCATTCCCATTCGCCGAAAGCGTTAGGTCATCCTTATTTAAATTTCGACGACCTTCAAAAACTGCATAGGTCAGCCCGTGCGCTTTACTTTCCAAAAGGAAATTTTGCAGCCCAGGGATTACCGTACATAAAGCCTTAATTGCCTCTTGAGGGCTATCAACAGCCAGACGATGTACACGGCCGAATTTCGCACCTAATACTCCATACAAACGAACATTCTTAACTTCTGGAATTAAAGTTGGCATGCTGCACCCATTAAAAAACCCGCCGCAGCGGGTATAATTTAAAGACATGATTTTGCCGCTGTACCCCAAGGGTCACCAATACCACGTGACTGCGCATAGATACGTATCTGACTCCCTCCATTGCTACTTTCGTTGACCTTAGCAAGAGAAATGGTACCAACCAATGAATTATCTGCTGACAGTTGATATCCAGTCTCAGTTTCAATCATTTTCGTGGTTGGATTAAGGTTTTGCCATTTTGGGGCAAGGCATTGGGTATACTTTTGAGGGGTTTTATTACTTTCCCCTGAAAATATAGGTTCTTGCTTAGCAAGCTGATCCGTCATACAACCAGATAAAATAAAAGAGGCCATTGCTATTATTACAATTTTTTTCATCGTGATATCCCTTTACTGAATATCACAATATCATAGCAGCAGATCAGCCGTTGTAACGCAAAATAGTGATAGTTCGCTCTGCCCAATACCCGCCGTAAGGAACGCGCGTGCTGAGCTGCCCATACATGTGATGGATCATTATCCCGTCGCCAAGATAGATGCCTGCGTGATTAGGCTCTGGCGCCTGCACCTGCATAACGATTACATCGCCGATCTGCAACTCGCCCGCGGCCTGCACAAAACCCGCCTCGGCGTAAAGTTTCATGTAAAGGTTTTCGCCCCTCTCCCACCAGCCATCCGAGCGTTTATAGTTCGGCAATGCGATCGCGCGCTCCAGCTGATACCAATCCCGGATTATGGCGTAGCAGTCCCAGAACCCATGAACGAAAGGGCGGCCCAGCAACGGCTTGATGCCTTGTGTCGGCATTACCTCCCGTATATCACCCTCCGGCCAACTGGCGATGATCCACGGAAGCTGCGACAAATCACATTGCGCCAGATCCAATTGACTAGGTTGTGTCGTGGCGTCCGGGTGGCTATGAACAATGGCGACGATCGTGCCACTATCCTCTGCTGCAGCATAATCGTCCGGCGCCAGGCTGAATTGCTCCGTTGGTTCCGGTGCCAGATTGCGGCAAGGAATGTAGCTCTGCCGACGGCCGTTCTGCACCACCAGCCCGCAACACTCCCGTGGATACTCCGCGGCCGCATGCGCCAGTACGGCGCTGATTATCTGTTTACGCATCATTACCTCTTTAGCAATGCCGAGCCAGGGAAGCCCCCGAACGGCAATTGCTCTGTCGCGCCCCAGCGTTTTTTACAATCGCTGAGTAATCCGCCGCAAACGTCCTTCGAGGGATCGTCCACCGGGTTGCCATCCTGATCAAAATAGTTTGTGCCGGTATAGCCACATGACGAGCCTCTGTACTGCCCTCGAATACACCAGGTGCACAGGCTATGGATTTGGCGAGTAGGGATTTGGATACCCTGCAGGTCTGCCGGCGATGACAACTGGAACTGAATCACTTCGTCGTCTTCGCTGGTCTTGTTTTCGATGTAGTAAACATCCAGCTTTTCTTTTGTGGGATCGGCTTCCGGGTTTCCGTCTGGGTAATTTCGCGCATCCAAATATTGCGCAAAGGTAAAGTGCCGAGTGACTCTTGCCTGCGCCATGTTTTGATATGCAAGGCACATCGCCGAGATCGTTCCGTCAAGATTCGCGACACTTAACGTCGGGGTCGGTGCACTCCCGTCGCTCGTTACCTCAAACCCGACAGCCTCGACTGGCCACGGCTTGTACTCTTGTCCCTGCCACCAGATCGATTTGGCCGGTAGCAGCGCCGGGTCACCGCCGCTGGCTTTCAATTCGTCTTCGGTATAGGGGATCGGATAGTTGTGGAAAAAGAGTTCCGGGCCATCGAACTGGGTGCCGTCAACATGAAACAAATACACCTTGCTCCCCGGCCGCAGAAGCTGAAGATCCGCATTAATTGACATGGTTTTTCCTACGGGTGGTATGCGCGCGTGAATGTAACAGTGAGGGTATAGTTTCTGCCCTGTGCGTTAGAAAATGTGGGCGTTACCGTATAACGCCCGGCAGTGTAGAGCCCCAATTTAAAAAGCGGGTTCCGCCATTGAAATGCACGATATCCGCCATGCTCTTGTAAAAAATTGACGATCTGGTTGATGAAGTGCCACGGCCCAGAAAACGTTAATGGCCAACTTTCGTTCTCGCTGTTGATGCCATCGCCGCTTACCTGCCTGTACCCATCGCCAAATCGAACCTCTCTGATGACTGGCTCAAATTCCCCTTCAGCACCGTAGCGTGAGCGGTAATTGAACGTTTTTAGTTGCGCCATTATCCGCCCCTCCCTCCGCGAATAGCCCTCGTTAATACCCCGTTCTGCCGAAGATCCTTATCCCTCAGCTCACGATATTTTTGCGAAACATAATTGCCTATATCAGCCCCAAACGATTCCAGGCCCGGCGCCGTTTGCTGCTGTGATGCCTGCCCGTTACCATCCAGGTAGATATTCACCTGTGGCGCCGTGCCGGTCGCACCCGCCGAGGCAGTGTTATACGCACTAACGCCCAAACGGCCATCTGGGCCACGCTTCAATGGCAATATGCCCTCTGCGCCAGCCTCACCCATCACGCCGGCCCCTTTGGCGAAAGCGAAGAACGTAGGCTGATTCACGACCTGCCCGCTATATGCGCTCAATGATGGTGACGAATAAACGCCCCCTTTGGCATTCGCAAACATCGGAACCTGCCCAGGGTTATTGCCTCCACCACCCATGGCGCCGAACAGGCTCTGCAACCCCTGGCTCATTGCCATTCGCAACGCTATTTTTGCAAGATCAGAGAGGATCGCCGTAGTGAACTCTCTAAACCCGGCTTTCCCTGTCGTTACAAATGACGCCAATGCGTCTTCCATGCCTGAGAATGCAGAAGTGAACAGGGACTTTGTCATGCCGGCGGCATCCGATGCCTGATCCTGATAGTTGCTCCAGGCACTGGAAGCACCGGCCATCCAATCACTGCGCAATTTGTCCTCAGCGGCATAGTAGTCCTGAGCTGCTTGCAGCTGCCGCTGATAACCCGCATCGTTCAGATCTCCTCCCTGATTTTGCCAGCCCTGTCGAAGCTGAGCGAGAGTGCTCTCCCGCTGCGCAGCTCGATCTCCCAATCCGGCGCTGCGCTGCAGCGCCTGCTGCTTTTCTGCCATTTGGGTGACATACTTTGTCGAGGCATCCTGCAATTTGTTCAGCCGTTCCTGGTGAGCAATTTGATCACCGAGTTCGGCTTTTTGCTCTGCCAGAGCCAGCACCTTGTCCTTGCTGGATAGCAGTGATTTTTCCTGAACAGAGAGTTGACGCTTGCCGGAAGCTTCTTCAAGCACTGCGAATTGCGCCTGCGTCTTCCACAGATCTTTGCGCTGCTGGCTGATCGTGTCATTCAGGCCCGTGTGCTGACGCAGCACCTGCAATTGTGCCTGAAGCGCCAGCAGTTCCGACTCTGCGCTATCCGATGCCTTTTCACCTGCCGGCGTGCGGTATTGTGGCCCCTTTGGTTTTTTCGGATCCTTGAATTGCTCGTTAATGCGCTTAATCTGCTTGTCACGCTCAGCTTCTGACTTGATCAGCCCTTTTTCAAAAGCTTCGTTCGTTTGCCGGATCAACTTCGCACGCTTTTCTTCCTTGGTTTGCAGCGTGGTTGCCAGCGCATCCTGCTGCTGTGCCAGGCGCAACCGATCCTGCTCTTCCGCTTTTTGCTGCTGCGCAATATTTGCGAGGCCTTGTTGAACACCGCGCTGCAGATTCAGGGCGTCAAGCTGGGAGTTGAGAGAAGCAAGCTCCTCACGCCACGCCTGAAGTTTACCGTTCTTCTGGTTGTAACCTGTCCGTTCCGAATTTTCGATTTGCGCCTGCAGACTGGCAGCACGTGACGCCAATTCAGCTGCAGCATCGCCGGCGGTTTTGTCACGAAAAACACCCGTGATGGCATCCCACATACCGCCGGCCATGTCTTTCAGCGTGCGCATGTAGGACTCAACCGAAGAAAGCTCGGTTTTCATTTTTTCGGCGGCGCCATGCATGGCTTGTGCCGCCAAATCAGATGCCAGCTTCACCGCGTCCATGTGCCGCCCTTGTTCTTCAAGGGATCGAATGTTGGCGTACTGTTCAGCAGTCAGGAAATGCAAACTGTCATTCAGCGCCAGAATCCCCTGGCTTGGATCCTTGGCAATAGCAGTGAATTTTCCGGCCAAGACGTCCAAGCCTTCACCACTTTCTTTCGAGAATGCAGCGATCGCCTGGCTTACCTGAGAAAAATTTGTTCCGGCCGGCGCGCCAGCGGCCAATAAGGCTTTCAGAGAGTCGGTGGCTGAGGTGAACGATTGACCCGCAGCCATCCCCTGCTCAACAAGCCCCTGCAACCCCTGTTTTGTCAGCCCCGACACGCCATTGGTTCTGGCTAGTTCTCTGTTGAGATCGGCAATTCGCGTGCTGCTGTCATATGCACCATAGGCAAGTAACCCCAATGCCACTGCGGATCCGCCAAACAGCAACCGTGCCGGGGTGAGTAGCCCTAACATGGCACGCAGCGCGTTACCCATACCGCCAAAACTATCTTTGATCTGGCCACCTTGCTGGATGGCCACTAACCACACCGGCGCGCCCGCGGCGAGTGATGTGGTGATATCAGTAATCTGCATCGGCAGCTGGCGCATGGCCATGCGATATTGACCTGCGGAGATCGCACCACGTTTCCAGGCGTCCTCCTGTTCACGGATTTTGGCAATCAGCGGCGCCGCCTGCTGCGACACGCCTAATTGCGCAGCCTTGTACTCCTGAATCTGAGCTGCCGTTTTTCCCTGCAGGGCAACCTGCTCACGCAATTTTTGCAGATAGCTTTCTTTGGCCTGTTCGGCGGCACGCTCTGCCTGAGCTAATGCCCGCTCTTTGGTAGCGGTTTCCGTAACCAGTGAAAGATAGTCGCCTTGCGTTATATTGCCCGCAGCCCTCGCGGCCCTGATCTGCTCCTGAATAACGCGCAGATCTCTCAGGCTATTTTCCTCGCCCTTAATCGCGTCGATCTGGCGGAAAAATGATGCAGTCAGACGATCCTGAGCATCACCAGTCACCTGGGTTTGCTGCTGCTCTTCTCTCAACCGGGCGCTAAGTTCCGCGATACGCTGGTGCGTTTCATCAACGGCGCGTGACGCCTCAGCCCACTTTCCCTTCATTCCATCAACGGCGATGGACTGACTGGCCAGCATCTTTGTTGTAGCGCCCGCGCTGTTTTCTGCTATGCCGCCGATAGCTGATGCCTGCCGCTCAGCCAGGCGCCGCATTCGTTCAGTGGACACATCGGCCTTTCGGCTAGACTCAAGCAGTTGACGCTCAACGCGCCCCATCTGCTCCTGAAACGAAACTGTATTTGCATCCAGATTGACGACGAGATCAGCAATCTGCTCAGCCATAGCGAACCCCTCCGAAAATCCCCTCTCCGATCAACATAAGATCATCGTCCGTCTGCTCTATTTCCGGCTCTGGCGGGGTCAGTAAGCTGTAGTCACTGGGATAAATAGGATCATCGCCGGTAGTGTTCAGCGCCACCAGCATGGCCTTGAGTGACGAAAATTGGGCATCAAGCAAGCCATCAGAAAAATGATTTTCCCGATAAAAATCAGCCCACTCGCCCAGCTCAGATGCGCTGATCTCTGAAAGCATTCGCCTCCAGTCTGGGCGCTTGAATTCGCGCGCCAGCCGCATGGCGAACTGGATTTCGGAGGCTAGGGCTTTTCCGGGGTGATTTCCGGAGCGTGCTTAGGTTCATCGCCCACGGTAGCATCCGCTGCAGGTTCAATTTCCGTCGGGATCATATCGCTCAACGTCAAAATTTTGTGGCTGCAGCCGGCGATCGCGGCGCCAGACCAGTCAACCAAAATATTCTGATGAAGATTTTCAACATCTTGTTTTTTGTCGATATTCCACATAGAGCGAGCAATCAACCAGGCGTTAATTCGCAGGCGCATAGTGGTAAATGCGATATTCTTGTCAGAATCACTGATGTCATCAGGCATCGCATCAAACTGATCGGCCTCTTTTTTTATAAAAGCCAAATAATCAATGCGTTGCAAACCTGAAAGCTCGCTGATGTCGATCTTCTGATCGGCATATTCGAAAGTGTCTTTTTTCAGCATAAATCCGTCCATAAAAACGCCCCTTTCGGGGCGTAGTTGTAAAATTAAGCGACGGTGATTTTGGCCAGCGCCACAAACAGCCCGTCATTCGTCATGCCAACAATGTCAACGCTGCCCGCTTTTACCCCTTTAACTTTCGCCACGTTGCCGTTAAGCGTCACTGTGGCGGTTGCTGGCGTGGAGGAAGAAACCCGCAGCGTTACATCCGTGGCGTTCGCAGGTAAAACACTGAAGGTCAGATCGACGGTAGCCCCGACCGCCACATTGGCAGTTGCGGGCGCGACCGTCACGCCGGTTACAGGTACAGATGGAGTAACTTCATCTTCTGCGAGCAGCGGGCGGCCGCTGTTAGTCACCTTGATGGTTCGTGTGATGACTTCTTTGGCAGTCACAGTTTTGCCGAGGCTGCTTACCCAGCCTTTGAAAACGTCCACAACACCGTTGGGGTACTTGATCTTGTAGCCGCGTACCTCACCCGAATTAAACCATTCAGCCAAACCCTGCTGACCAGTTTCACCCGGTTTCCATGCCAGCGTGAGGTTTGCTTCACCGGCCGACTTCGCCCCTTGCGACGTAGAATTCCAGTCCGAATCTTCGTCATCGAGGTAGTTGTCGTCGTTCGAGTCGGCGGTAATTTCACCGGGCTGCAGTTCTTTAATTTTGGCCAGACGCGTCCAGCCATCATCGCTTAACGGGTTGTCGTAGGGTTCACCACTACCCGTGTATACCCAAAACGTTGTCCCGGCGCCTTTTACCGGCGCCAAAGGATTTGGAGTTGCCATTATCAGGCTCCTTACATGGTATAAGTCAGTTGATAGGAAAGGTCGGCGGCGCCCCAGGTGGCCACTTCATCGTCTCGCTGGTAGTCGTAGCCAACAGGGCTCATGGTTTCAACCAAGGGGGCCAGGTCAGGGATATCGTTCAGAACGGGGTAGATCTTCTCTTCTACCCACTGATCGAGCGCGGCGTCGGGTTGAGTAGCTTTGAGATACACCACGATGTGCAGCATCGCTCGCCAGCTGTCCGTATCCAGTTCATTCCCCGTATAACGCGCGTCATCGAGGAAAACGGCGACTGCCGGCAGATCGTTCTCATCGATGAAAGCCGGGCGGCCGTCAAAATACGTCACATCATCGGTGATCGTTGAGCGACAGCGTTCGAGCACTGCGTTGCGGATCGCTGTGTGCTTAATCATCCAATTTTCCTCACAAGATAAAGCCGCAGCTGGTTTTTCAGGGCATAGCCCATTTCCTTACCCATATCGGTTTCCAGCAAGCGCCGCGTCTCTTCCTGGTAGGCTTTGGTTAGTGGTGCCACCAAAGGGATTTTGACGACTTCGATCGGATAACGTGACCGACCGACACGCCGCATGACATGCCAGCGGCCATTAGCCAACTGCTGAATAAACGCATGACGAAAGGTAAAACGCCCGATCTTCAGTACGCTTCCCTGTTTGCCAACAAAACCTACCCGGCGAGAAAGCTGTACCCTGGCCGCCCCAAGTTTGATCGCCGGCAGATTACCGCGGTTGATTGAAAGCGTCGCCCGTGGTGGATTTTGATCAGCACTCGCTCTTCGCAACCTGGCGCGTTGCCGGATCAGCTTCTGTTGTACCCTCACATCCTCAGCCACCAGCTTGGTACTGCGGCTAATAGCTCGGCCTGCCACGCGGTTTAACGATTGGGCAGTGGCGCGCGGCACCATGGATTTACTGAGGGTGTTCAGATTACGAATGGCCTGCTCGATACCTTTCATCGTCATTCCCCTATTCGATCCAGATGTGAGGCTTACCGTTAAACTGCTGATACCGCGTCACGATGTAGGGTTTACCGTCGAACTCCACCGGATCATTACGCCGGGGGCGGTATCCCGCGGTAAATACCACCAACGAGATGCCATCCCCGCTAACCGCCTGCAGCTCGGGTAAAAAATGCGCCTCCACGACAATATGAGGCGCCCCACTCAACATGACAGGTTTGCCGAACCGGGATTGCGTGACGCGATCCATCCGCGCGGCCATCCTGTCAAACGGGTTAGCCATTGATTTTTACAGCAACCACAGTGACGTCTTTCGCCGCCGCCTCCCAGGCAAAGCCGGCAGCCACAGCGTCTGTGCCGGCCAACTGCACGACGCCATCCTTGATGAACACCTTTTTGCCGGCCGGAATGACATCCGCCGCCAATTTAGGCAGTTGGAATACCCCGGAAACAAATCCATCACCGGTGCGGCCGGTAGCGATGTCCGTAATCGCTACGGCGACCAGATCACCCACGACAACGGGATCGCCGCTGGCAATATCCGCGGCGGCCGCGGTAATAGCGATGGTGTTACCGTTCTGCACAAAATTCTTAGCCATTTGAAACTCTCCATACGGCCCCAGAGGGGCCGAATTTCAGGTATAAAAAAAGCCCGTCAGGGCCATAATGATTGCGCGGTTGGCTTATTTGCCGGACGAATACATCAAGCCGCGGTGATCGATCGGGGCCACGCCAGCGTCAATGCGTACCTTGGTCGCGATACCGTCAGTGTTGAAACCCTCTTGCTGATCGATATATGGCACGTCTACGCCATTGAGATACGCAACCTCGATGGTGTCGCTGCCCTTGGCCGATGCCAGATACCATGCGGCCGGATCCGCGTCGTCAAGGCGCGCCTCGCCAATCACAGAGGCAAAGTTTTGGATTGGGTTGATAATGCCGGCGTTAATATCGGCCCCTTTCACACTAGCCGACTTGATAGTCTGGTTGGCAACTGTCTCCAGCGCCGTCGGCACCAGCAGGAACGCAGGACGAATATTCAGCGAACGGCCGGTAGTCGGTTCTTTTTGCGTACGCATCAGCTGACGTGCTTTATCCAGGTTTGCCACATCAATGGCGCCGGTGGTCATGTTTTTGTGGTCGGCACTGAAGAGCTTTTTACCGTCCGACATGACTTTGTTGTCCACCAGCACGGCATAGACCAGATCGCCGATCGTTGCTTTCGCCGCCCGGCCCATCTTCATCGGTACATCGGTCAGCTGATTGAGATCGTCGTTGATGATGGCCTGGCGGGTGATAGAGAAGATCTCACCATAGGTCGCCAGCGCAATTTTTTCGCCACGATCACCGGTGGTGACGTACTTATATTCGGCACCTTCACGCACCTGGCGCAACGATGGGAAACCGCCCAGTCCCACGCGGGTTGCGGTTTTAAAGTCGGAAAGCTGGCCTTTCTTCGTCCACTGTTCAAACGTTTCGTCGGCCTCTTCCCAGCCCTGCAAAATCGACTTGTTTGCCACATCCAGCAGAATGTTGCCGAAGTCGGATGTGCTGTGGGTCAGCGCCAAACCGACCATTTGAACCGGGTTTAACGCCGAAACGCTGATGCCACGTTCGGTCAGCGACATACGAGCCAATTCACGCAGCGTCATACCGTTATAGGCGTTGCTGTTGTCACGCTCTTCGTAGCCGGCACGCGCCATCAACATCTGCCGGACACTATCGCCAACAATGTTACCGTTACCGATATGCGTTTGTGCGCCGATCGCGGTTTTGTCGGACGGGGTAGTCCCTTTGCCCAGCATTTCCAGCAGCTTGTCTTTTGCCGCAGAGACGGTGCAATCCAGATCAGCGATGCAGCTGGCCTGCAGCTCCTGATGCTTGCCGCCGAACATGGCAAACAGGTTATTGATGTCGGTCACACGGGCCTTTTGCTCTGCCACCACCTGCGCGCGGATCGTAGCAACATCCACGGTATTTTCGGGTACCGTCGGGGCTGGTTGTGGTTGTGGCTTCGGCTGCGGTGCAGGAGTCGTGCTATTACGCGGCGGGGTGATCAGGTTACGGATATCATTTGGCATTTTTTCAAAATCCTCAATGCGTTTGGAATGAATACAGGCCATGGCCTGCAGTGAGGGGGTGACCTGATCAGCGAAACCTAAAGCGAGGCATTCTTTGCCATCCATCCAGGTTTCATCGTCAAGCATGGCGGCGATTTCATCCGCCGACTTTCCTGTTTTGGCGACATAGGCCGGGATCAATACGTTCTCGACCTTATCCAGCAAATCTGCGTAGTCCCGCATGTCATTGGCGTCGCCGCCGGCGAAGCCCCATGGCTTATGGATCATCATCATGGTGTTTTCAGGCATGATGACGGGATTGCCAACCATCGCGATCACTGACGCCATGGAAGCCGCCAGGCCGTCAATATGTACAGTGATCGCAGCGCCATGATTGCGCAGGGCATTAAAAATGGCGATGCCGTCAAAAACATCGCCACCCGGAGAGTTGATATGCAGGTTGATCTGGGTAATGTCACCCAGCGCCTGCAAATCTTTAACAAACTGCTTGGCCGTGATCCCCCAGTAGCCGATCTCGTCATAGATGTAGATATCGGCAGAGCTGTTGGCCTTAGCCTGCATGCGAAACCAAGAGTTATTTCTTCCGGCGTTCGCTTTGGGACGACGACTCGCCCTGTTTCGTTGCTTCGGCACTGGTGCCTCCTTTGTCGTTGGCGGGATCGGTATCAAACACCAGCCCCAGCTTGTTGTTTTCGTCAATTTCAGCTTTGCGCCGGCGCTTCACCTCCGCCGGATTGGCACCGCGAGAACGGATCCAATCACTTTCCGTGGCAGCGCCGCCTCTCACCTGAACTTTCCAGCCATTGGCCTCTTTCAGCGGGTCAATCCACGGCATCACCGGGCCGCTATACACAGCGTTAAACAGCGATTTCTGATCGAGATCAGCCGGGGTTTTTATCACGCCGGAGGTGATCGCCATCTGCAGCCAGTTTCGGTAATTCGGGCGAGAAATCGCGGCCACAAAAGAATCTTGCAGGATGTTGTACCCCTCGAATGACTCCACCAGCTCTTGCCGTTGGGAGGAATAGGTGCCGTTATAATCCCGCGCGATGCTTGAGTAGCTGCCACGACTACCGGCGGATACTGCCCGTAACTGCCCATTACGGAAGTTTTCAAGGTTAGGATTAGGACGATCCGACTTAATCATGCCGATTTCTTCACCCGGCTGAAGCCCATCAAAGAGCATGCCAGGGACGATATCCATTTCACGATCATCATCTGGTGAGTTATCCCCATCGTAAGACTGCCCATCACCTTTTTTTACGTACATGCCGAGCGCAGCGGCAATACGGGCTGCGGTCAATTCAGCATCCTCGTAATCCTTCAGCGCACTGAGTCGGATAAGGATCCCGGAAAGCAAGCTGTTACCCCTGACCTGATGCAAGCGACGCACAAATTTCAGGTGCAGCATGTTCTCTGCTGCGATCTCTTTGACATTTCCCAGAGCAATGCCCGACGTGATCAGAGATTTGTAAACCTGATATTTTTTTGGCCGCCCCCAGTCATTAAGGAAAATCCCCTGACAAAGCCCTGCGCCACTGTCATTGCTGTCCAGTGGCACAAAATCAGGCTCCAGGGCTTCCAGCCAAAACGGCACGCCGGCCTGCGGGGTCAACCCGGCCACTTTTCCCTGAACCATCTGGCAGAACACCTCGCCGTCCCGCAGCCAGGTGCGCGCCAACAACCGCTCCATTACCGGGCGGGTATATTGCCCAGTGACTTCCGGCGCCACAGACCACTCCGCCCATGCGGCTCGAATCTCCTTGGCCAGATCATCCGCCACCTCTCCAGTTCGTAGAAGCGGCTGAGGCTCAACGATGATCCCGCGCGCACCGACAATGCGTTCCTCCATCTTGTCCAGTAAACCGATCACCAGATCGTGGTTGTTATCCAGCCAGCGCGCCTGCTCACGCAAGGAGCGCCCACCAAACTGCGTCAACTGGTTAGCGTTACGGTTTTCTCTGCGTGCCTTATGGGTTCGAGTCGGCATCACCGCCTCATAGGCAGCAATTTTATAGCGGGCCTGCAACCGACCAGCTTTCCATGCCGGCGAGAGAATGCCGATCACATCATCGATAAAACTCATGGGAACCTCGCCACTTTGTACATCGGCCGCCCGCGGCGCGATGCGAGCAGATCGCTTAGCCTTCGCTCCCAGTACGCCCGCCCTTTGCGGATTTCTGACAGGCTTTCCATCGTCATTGATTGGCCGTTAAACGTGATCGACTTCCCCTCCAGAACCGCCTTTTCCGCAGCCACGTAGCCCTGGATAATGTTTTCGATATCGGCCTGATTCATAGCCACCCTCCTGAAGAATTAATAGGCGCCCACGCCGAAGTTTTATTTTCAGCGCCGGCGGGATCTTTTGGTTCTGTTTCACGTACTGCTTTTGGGCGGGATACTGGTTTTGTTGCTGGTAACGGGGAGGTTGAATATTCAAAGGGTTCTGCCCACGGTGGCGGCTTCTCCCATTTGATCTTCTCGTAACCTCGCAAGATCACCAGCGCCTGTGCGTAAACCATCAAGTCGAATGCTTCGTTGGCGCCGCGGCCCGGCTTCTTCCACTTTCCATCTGGACTGCGCTCTTCGTACGTCAGCTCGTCATAAAACCATTCGCCGATCCAGTCGGGAAAATGCACAAAGTTAGCCCCCGGCGTACCGCGCAGCAGCGCGTTATTAATACGGTCTTTCAACGCGTTGGTTTGCAGAAGATAAAGCGGCACATCCCCGCGTGCTTGCGCGCGCCGGTTTGAACGTTCTGTATTATCGGGGAATGTTTTACTTATCAACTTGCTGCGGGCTTGGCTGTCGCCCTTGAAGAGATAAACGCGTTTCTGCACCCCATCCCGGCGGCATTTGCGCCAGAATTCGTACGCATTGCCCGTTACACCGTCCTCACCGCCGGAGTCAACGGCCATGGCCAGTACAGGCATTTTTACGTTGGGGTCTTTATCCAGTGGCCAGCTTTTATCCAGCACATCCGTGCGCAATAAGTCCCAGTCTTCAAGATAGGCGGCCGGATCAACCGGCAGGCTTTCGCCGTTCTTATCAAAACGCATCGACTGCCTGATATTGTAGCGATCCACCAGCCAGCGCTCGCCATGAGCGCCATATCCCATGACCTGCACGACAAAACGACGATTTTTCCCGCCCTGAACATCCACTGTCGCCACGAGGAATCGTACCCCTTCGGGAACCGCGCGCTTCGTGACAGGCTCCGCCCGTGCCATCAATGCATCCGATTTTCGCTGTTCGGTTGCTGACTGCGGCAGATAAGGCAAGCCCCAGTCTGTATTGATGATCGCTTTCAGCGTTTCCTCGCTGCCATTGGCTTCAAAGTCTTGCTCAGCCGTCAGCAGCTTATAAACCAGCTGTGCCCAGGTTTGATACGCCGCCGCCGGCCCTTCCATCCAGAATGAGGCGATGCGCGATCGCCGCGGCTCGCCATAACGTTCACCGTTTGCCCTGATTTTCTCCCCATCTTTCAGCCACACACCGCGGCCGTTCAGTTCACGCTTTTGATTTGCGGTTACCCGCCCGGAACAGTGAGGGCATTCCATATAAGCTGCCTCGCTGGCCACGACCGGATCGGTATGTTCGCGGAACCCCGTCATATTCGCTTTAACAGGCTGGAAGAATTCACCACAATGTGGGCATGGCCAATACCAGCGACGGCGATCGCCACGATTAAACAGCGACAAGATACCGGTTGTCGGCGGCGCTTCATGCAGCGAACTCGGCCGCCATTTCCCATCGGTGATCTCTCGCCCTGGTGAACTTTCCACCAGAGTCATGCCCGAAGACATAAACGTGGTAGTTCGCTTCGATGCCAGTGAGAAACCATCCCCTTCTCCATCAATATCATCCGGCCAGCGGTCATAGTCCGTCAGGGCTACAAACCGATAATCAGAGGATGACATGATGTTGACCGATGGCCACCCGATCTTCAGGTAGTTGCCTGCCCGGAATGTTTTATCGTGGACGTTATTGTCGTTGGTTCGGGGACTAAGACGCTGTGCGACTTCCTTGCTGACACGAAACGTCCTGTCGAGGCGCTTTTTGGAGTGCTCGCGGGCTTTCTCTTCGGTCATCTGAATCAGTAGAAAATCAGCCGGGTCGCAGACGATGGTATAGACGATCCAGCCGTCAATAAGCCCTACCGTTTTCCCTGTTCGCGCCGGGCCGACAAAGACCACTGCGTCATACTCGCGCGATGCCAGGCAATTCATCGGCTCAATAATATACGGGGTGAGCGTCGCATCCCATGGAAGTGAACTCCCTGCGCCCATTGGCACACGCATATACTTGGCAACAGCCTGCGCCACCGGCATGCGCCGCGGCGGTTTTAGTAATGTGGCCACTTCACGACGCAGGGCGCTGGCCGATGCGTAACAGTTAGCTATCATCGTTTCCCCCCTCCACTGTCACGACTTCCGCAGCCAACATTTCCCTCATTTCATCTATCGCGGCCTGAGCTTCAGCTATCTGATCCGGGCGCCAGCCCCGGTCGCGCTCCAGCTTATCTGGCCAGGTATCCAGCACCTGTGAAATTGCCTTAACCAATAACGCCATCTCCCGGTGTGCTTCTGATGCCGGGAGCAGCTGTTTAAGCGACTCCTCAAGCTTGATTCGTTCATTTTCCGACTGGTACCAGTCCTTGCGGTCTTTCGGCCCCATCTTGTTCGGATTCTGAAGATCTTCAATATCGGCGGGCTCGGGCGCGCCAAACAACACTGGCCCCACGTCTTTAAGGGCATAAACAGGGTTGCCTTTCACCGTGCCGGCGATCGGCGTATTAGCCTCAAGCAGCCGCTTTCGCACCGTGCCGCGGTTCAGCCCAAAAGCTTCAGCAATCTTCGCTACGCTCCAGTTGTAGGCGTCCCCCAGATTGCTGATGTTGGACATTGACACCTCACGTTGTCAGGTGAAGTCACGATTTATTTCGTTAACTCAAAGGGTTGCAAGCTGGTCAGATGACAGTGCCATTTCTATTTTGTCACCTGAATTACGTTTTTATCTCTATATATCAAATAGTTATTACACCTGCTGCTGACAGCATGAAAACTCAAAAACTAGCCGTTTTCCGCGAGGTCGCCGCCCCGTGGCTGGGGTACCCCCTCGGGAGTACCTTTTGCATTCACCTTGCATGCAGGCATAAAAAAACCCGCCGGAGCGGGTTCAGTCATTTCTTGCCGTTCGCGTCTGCCATCTGCTGGTATCGCGGGTCGTTTGGACCTGGGAATTTGTGGCTCTGGCTGCGGTAATGCTGCAGGCGCTCGCGGAATAGCTCGCGTAGGTGTTCAGGCTGCTCCGCCTCTACCTGAGCCGGAACGATCGGCATGTTCATGCGCTCTTTGTACGCTACGCCTGACGCCGCAAGGTCTACGTTAACCTTGTCCATTTCTTCTTTTGGCAGATTGCCGAGATTGTATGACATGAGATCCTCCTATTGGGGAGGATTATACATCAGCATTATCGGTGGCACTCAGTGAATGCCATCTGTAATGCCGTTACTCGTATTTCTTGTTCGTAACAAACTCAGGCTCCCTCCAATTTGGCCCCTTGACTATTCCACCAGATTCACCTGTCATTAATATACCGGCATCATATAACCGGTCGAAGGACTCGATTAACTCAGTGTTCGTAATATCCTCTACGCGACTTCGAATCATCAAGGGGTCGAGCCTATGCAACGGCATTTTAGGTGCCAAAACTGTCAATAAATCATCAATTGACTCATCTCGAAGCATCATTTTAAATTTTTCAGCATTATCTATTTTCATAAGCCCCTCATTTTAGAAATCTAGTATTATGATTAAATTATCATACTAGATAATAGAATGCTTTTTCTTACCGCCTCATTATACTAATTCGCCACTGATTCAGCGTTTGCACCTGGCCGGCGCAGATTGATAACGCTGTTTGCAATGCCAGCGTGTAACTCACCGCGTCGCCCCAAGTGTTGCCCCGCAGCTCTGGCTGCTCGCATGTCGCGAAAACTGACTCAGGGGGCAACAGGACGATTTGCTGAGGTGCCGGCGGCGTTCTGCTGCAGGAGCTCAACAACAGCGGCAGGCATAGGACTATTCCCACATTTACTGCCTTTAAGTGCATCTCGCAATTTCCTTTGGTAGGTTTCGCCCTGCTGGCGTAGTTGCTGCTCTCTTTGTTGTTGCTCTGCTGCCAAGGCTCTGTTCTTCCTGTCTTGTGTTTGCAGGGTTGAGATCAGTCCTGACTGCTGCGCCAGCGTCTTTTCCTGCTGCTTCACCTGCTCACCGGCCTTTACTGCGTTGCTATGGAAGTGAAATGCCAGCCATGCCAGCACAATGACGATGATCAGCAGACCGGCACCCAATGCCGTCGTTAATCGGTTCATTATTGGCTCCAGTTGCAGATCTCGCGCTCAACCTCACGGCGGTTAATCAACCCCTTCCAGACCTTGCCACCAGCTTTATTCCAACGCCTCATTTCGTCACAGGCGCCACGGCTGTCGCCAGCATTAAGCTTTTTCAGCAACGTGGATGACTCGAAAGCCTTAACGCCAACGTTGTAGCTGAAGCTGATCAGCGCCGCTTTCTGGTATTCGCTGGCTGGCACCTTCACCGAGCGCTCTACCGAACGGGCGAAAGGCTGCAGGTCTTTATTCAGCAGCGCTTTGCATTCCGTTTCGGTGTACGTCTTATCGGGAATAATGTCTGGCCCGGTGTGGCCATAACAAACCGTCAGCACGCCAACAACATCGCGGTATGGCTTGTATTCGACTCCCTCAAGGGATGGGATCAGTACCGCGGCGATCGCCATAGCGCCACCAGCGACAGCGGCACTTAGCTTTTTCTTTAAAGAGGCCGTTATCGCCATGCTTAATCCTCCGCCGGCGGTGGTGTGACATAACCGGCCTTGAGGGCTTTCTCATAGGCTTTTGTCTGGCGGTGTTTGAAGTAGAAGTTCATCACGGCGGTGATTGCACCGATCACGAAGCCGCCAACTACCGCAACCTGATTCCAGTCGAGGTCATGAAGCCATTGCAAAATGCTACCTCCACACACCAACGTCGCAGATGTGCAGTAAGAAATGAACGTGGTGATTTTCTCCGGCATGATTTTCATACCTCCCCCTTGTCGGGGCTTGGCCCGATCATCGGGTAGTGGATGGGGTTTAGCCTCCCGCCGTAGTCACTCGATGACAGGATGTGTGCGCAGTGGTTGACTGTTTTGGCAAGGAGGCTAAATGCGAAAAACCCCAGCTCTTAGGCCAGGGTTCAATTACGGGAAGATCTCTCTTTGTGTTTGCTCAAACCGCTCCTTCTCAAGCTCTACCCCCAAACCGATCCGACCAAGTTTGATAGCGGCCTTTATCGTTGAGCCGGAGCCCATAAAGAAGTCGGCCACCACATCGCCTCGCCGGCTGCTGGCGTTGATGATATGTTCCATCATCTCTGCCGGTTTTTCACATGGGTGTTTGCCGGGATAGAACGCCACCGGCGGATAATGCCAAACATCGGTATAGGGAACCGCAGCCGTTACCGTGAAAGTGCGCCGCAGCGATTTGTACTCATGGCACAATTCCAGGTATTCGCGGTTAAGCGTCCGGTATTCACGAACGAGATCGTGATGCGGTCGTTGCAATCCGCCGGCCTGTTGCTTCTCTTGAGCGATACGATCAAAAAGTTTCTGAAGTATGAGGTACTGCGCTTCGCTCGGTAACTGCCATTGGCTCTCTGAGAACCAGTGGCTGCACATCTTCGTTTTTGTTGCCGCGTTGATTTCCTTCGCTGACACGCCGAGGGATTGCCGAGCCATTCTGAAATAATCAATCAGCGGCTTAAAGACGTTTTGCTTCAGCTCTCCACACTTCGCGGCGAAGCCGTCTACCTTCGGTTGTAGAGGCCCGGCATAGTGACCGGCGAAAATGATCCGCTCAGTCGATGGGAAGAAAGCACGTAGCCCTTCTTTGTGCTGTCGATTCCAAGCCCCAGAAGGTTTGGCCCACACGATATGGCTCAGTACGTCGAAACGTTGGCGCACCAGCATCTCAGTATCTGACGCCAACCGGCTACCGCAGAACATGTAAAGGCTACCGTTTGGTTTCATCACCCGCCAGAATTCCACCAGCAACGCATCCAACCAGGCGAGATACTCAGCCTCGTTATTCCACTGGTTATCCCAATCGTAAGATTTAACCCGGAAGTAAGGCGGGTCGGTTGCAATCAGGTCTACGGAGTTGTCCGGCAGGGTTTTGATAAACGCTGTTGTGTCAGCGTTGATAAGACGTGTTTCTGAAATCATAAGCGCCCTTAGTTGATACGCTCGTCCTGCTGTTCGCAGCACGGGCAAAGGTTCGCTTGTGACCATTGACATGAGCACCTGGCGGACGGGGTGTTACCCCACCCTCTCCGCCGCCCACTTCACAAACATTAAGGCGAAGCCCCATCACCCCGCTGCCGGCACAACCCCTCAGTTGGGACACCGGTTAATGTTGGATGAGGCTTCGCTCTAATTTCTGACCAGACATCAGGCAGTTATTCTCAACGATTTTATAATATGATTAAATAACCTACTTTTAACTTTTTAGGGCATATCTATGTCTGAAATGGACTCTCCAGGAAAACTTATCTGGCACGTTGCCTGTGACGAATCAGGCATTGATGGCCAGCGTTTTTATGGTTTTGGTAGCCTATGGATGAAATATCAACGCCGTGGAGACTTTGCCAGAATCATGCGGGAGCTTAGGGATAAGCACCGTTTTTATGAAGAAATTAAGTGGCAAAAAGCTGGCTCAAAGAGATATGCAGCTTTTTATCATGATTTAGTTGAGCTTTTTTTCAAGGTGCCGTGGCTGGCTTTCCATTGCATCATTGTAGAAAAATCCATTGTTAACAAAAAATTTCACAATGGTGATTATGATCTTGCTAGGAGAAAACACTTCACCTCTCTCATTACAACAAAGGTGTCTAATGTCATCTCAGCTCATCCTGAACGAGAGAGCGTCTTTCGAGTAGAGGTTGATCCTATAGCTTCTCGGTATAAGAAAGCGGATGAAGAATTCCAAGTAATTGCTAATAATATCCTCAACCGCAAACATGGACGACCTGAAATTATTAGCAGAGTTATTACCAAGGACTCTAAATCCTCGGAAAACATTCAGCTCTCAGATTTTTTCCTAGGTGCTGTGATGTGTGCATACCAAAATAAAGCCTCATCTGAAACAAAGATTCAGCTTTCAAATTTAGTGGCTTCATATCTTGGATGGGATCATCTTCAACACGATACTTGGCATACTGAGAGAAAGTTTAATGTCTGGTATTTTTACGATAAAACTAAAGGGATACGGGATATACAGACAAAGTCAGTAAGGTTAAAACACCCACTACCTCGATAGAATAGTGCTGACCTCTCAGCCAGCGTGGTTGGAGTCCCAGTCTATGCGACGAAGTGACCAACTTGGCGGTTTACTTTTGGGAGCCGCCCCTTCATTCCCAAAACCTCATGCATTCACGATAGCTAAATAACCCTCGTTTTGCAATCCATTGGTTCTATTACCTTCTATGTGCCATCTACAAAACAACCCGCTCAGTGGCGGGTCATTTTGTTGCATCGCTTGATGGTACAGCTTCGCGAAAGCATACCTGTATTATGCAGTTTCTTTGGCTATTTTCAAGCTATTTTTGCATTTTCCTTCATTTTCGATGCAGATAGCTGCACGAACGGCGACGAACACCGCAGAATTGAATATTTCAATGCACCAGCGCACGCGGTCATCCACCTGATCGCGTGTCAGCCAGGGGGCGTAATGATTTTGCATGTAGCGCCCCAGCACCGAGACCGTATTGTTCCGGCCCGTGTAGAACAGCTTGCCGATGATGTAGACCGGGTTATCGTGCTTCATCGACGCCAGCACCGCTTTTTCCATGAAGTCGCATTCCTCGCCAGCGTCAGCAGCCACCAGCATCGACTCAAGCGAGCGGTGCGGCCAAAGAATTGTGGTCGCCTTCTTCAACTGCTCTTCCCCGCGATACCCAAGTTTGCGCAGGTCGCCCAGCACCTTCACAATTCGCGCCGCGTTTTCGTCGTCCCACTGCTCAGGCACGATTTGCCCCCATACACCGCCGCCGCTGCACTTCAAATTCCCGTCGGTGTTTCCGCCGTACATATCGCCCCAGGCGTTAAGTAGAGAGGTGATCCACAATGTTTGTAGGCGGGTCAGGCGCTGGTACTTGCCCAGGTACTTCTTGCGAGGTATACCGGCAACAGTCGCCCATGCGTTGTGTTTGTTTTTTCGTTTCTGATTTGGGGTCATCATGCATTTTCTCCAGGCGTCTGGCCCGCATGCCAGCTCGCCTTACTCCACACTTATGAAATGGCGCCGATCGATAACGAGTGGTCGATGAATCTGAACCACAGTTCGATCTGAGTGCCGTGCTCTTCCTCCCACCGTGACATGTCACGATGCAATTCATCATGATGTTTTCGGCAAAGTGGGATGGTTAAAAAATCGTGCGCCTTGGTTCCCATGCCACCCTGCCCGTGGCCAATGATGTGATGGGGGTCGTCTGAGGGGGCTCCGCAGCATGCGCATGGCTGAGACTTAACCCAACGGGTAAACTTCTCACTGGTCCATCGCTCACGCTTTGGGATCTTGAATAACGCCTTTGGCGGGGCCGGATCGATAACTAACGTTTTGGCCGCTTTTTTGGCTTTCTCGGCAACAATCTGGCGTGCAGCCGGCGTATGCTCGATATCTGATTCTTTCTTAACCCCAGCAGGCACGCTATGCGGCGCCACACGCAGTGATGCAGCTGCCACCTCTTCAGGGATCAGATCGATAACCTCTTTGACCCACGCCCACCAGCAAAGCTCCGGCAACGTCAGTTGGTGAGATTCGTCAAACATGAAGTGCGCGCGGGCGCGGTAAACGACAAAATCAGCCACGTTATGCTCTGCCAGCTTATTCAGCATCGGGCTCGTCTGCTCACGGTATTTGTGCTGGTGGTGCCAGCACATCCGGATACTGTGGTCGCCGTACTCCATCACGCCGACATTCTTGTCGTGATACCCGTCAGTGCTGGCACACTGGCATTCAAAACCACGGGCCAACCAATCGCGCATAGCAGCAGACCCACCAGCGGCGCTTAGCACTCGCTCATGCGTGAAGAACGACCGGAAACGTGGGTCAGTTGCCAATTGCTGCTCTACTGTCGGCAACGCGCCGGATGGCATCTTGCGAAACTCAGGTGGAACTCTGGTCACCATGACCCGATCACCAAACAATGACATCAGATCAGCACCTGGTTTCAATATCACCTGGCCGAGCTCGCTGATGATGATAGGTTTCAACAGGCAGCGCATGGCATCACCTCGCTGATTATCAGTTCCACTTTCCCGCCTTTAGTGACCGGTCCCCACTCCGCCTCTATACGCTTAATCTGGCTGTCATCCAGCCATACGCCAGCCTGCGTCATAGCATCGAACAATGCCTTGAAGTAGTTATCCAAATCACGCCGCGCTATGTTAGGTGGGCAGAACACCACATGAACCGAGATATTGGCGCTAATCGGCTTCGGCCGGCGGCGCAGTTGCTCGATTACCTGCGCGATAGCCTCTGCCTGGAAAGCTCTACCTCGTTCACTGACCAAAGTGCGCCCACGTGACGATCCCTTGTTTGGCGAACGCCAGTAGCCGTTTACGCTTGGAGGAAATGGCAACGTTAATTTCATGACGCCACCACCTTTGCCGAGTGCGCAATACGCGCTGCAGCAGTGGTTAAGTGATCAGGATCTAACTCGACACCGATAAATTCGTACCCCTCAAGCAATGCAGCTTTTCCCGTTGATCCTGAGCCCATGAATGGATCGAGAACAACGCCACCAGCAGGTGTAACCAAGCGGCAAAGGTAGCGCATCAGCTCAACAGGTTTCACTGTCGGGTGGTTATTCCTTGCCCCTCCAGTACGCCCAGCACCAGCGCGCGGATCATTAAGGCCAACGCTCCCCTCTTTTCTGCCGCCGGTCATATCACTAGCCGTGTACGGCACAAAGCGCTCCATCCCTTCGTCACGCTCTGATTTACTGACCTTTGCACAATAGAAAAATCTTGCAGCACTACCCTGGTCACCATGGTGGTAACTGGCTACCCGATCAATCATCCCGCCAAACTTAACTGTACCGCTGAAACCATTGGCTGTTGGCTCAGTTCCTTTTACTGGCGCCCTGGCGCCGGCATTTTGTGGAAACTCGCCGATCACTTCTTCGCTCCCATCATGCAAAACATTGGCTGGCCACCGGCCAAGCTGATCTGATTTCCATTCCCCGCCATCGGGGATTTTCTCATCACGAACATGAGACAGTAGGCCACCTGCGCCACCGCTTAATGCTTCCTCTGTCGGTACTCGGCAAATATCGATATTTAATGCCCCGGTCCCGAACTGCATCACATTCCCCTCTACCGTACCCAGGAGCGGCTTACGTGCCATAACAATCGGCTCATGCGCGGGTTTCAATGCCGTTCCTTTACCTTGGTGATCGCCATTCAAATTCTTCGATTTCGGGAACCCGCTGCCATAAATCCACATCAGCTGATCGCGAATTTCAAAGCCGGCATCCTCGATATTCACCGCCAGGCGGTGATAGGTGCGGGTGCCACCGAAAGCAAGCAGATGGCCGCCAGGCTTAAGCACCCGCAGGCATTCTGCCCACTGATCTACTGTTGGCACCTGGTAATCCCACTTATGCCCCATGAAGCTCAGGCCATAAGGAGGATCAGTTACGATAGCGTCTACAGAGTTATCAGCCATATTGCGCAAAACATCTTCACATCTGCCGACGTTAAGTTGGTAGATCATGCAAATTCTCCATCAGCCTTGCGAACCAGATAGCGCACTACGCAGTAATCAGTGCTGAACCGCTGGCGTTGCCATTCAATCAACCAGCCCTGGCGCTGGGCGTACTTACGAAAATCACCACGTTCTTGCCACGTGCGGCGGGCTTCTCGGAGCATCCACCAGCGCCACACACGATGAGCAATCACCAGCAGCGGCATAACCTCAATTCCTGATACGCACTTCATGCTGAATGCTCCTTCTCAACGGCAACCAGTCGGTAGAAATAAACCCACTTACCCGATTTGCTTTTTGCCATCCGTCGCTCTTTCACCAGCCCCTGGAGTGGCTTGCTGAACTCACGCAGACGAGCGCTGATGGCTGCTTGCGTGTCGTAAACCCCGTACATTTCCACCACCAGCCGTTCAAGGTCACGCAATGTGCGCCATGTTGCCCCTGCAGCGGCATGTCGCACGCGGCAAATCTGACTATCTGGGTTGTCTTTCAGGAAACCTTCGCGAACCAATCGACGAATGCCCTTGTTGATGCGTTCGCTTTCTAATTCGTCTACCGGGATCGTTAATTTCTTCATGAATTCTTCCCCTTGCGGCCGCGCATGCTGGCCCATGTGAACGGCACCCAAATTCCGCCATCGGTCTGGCGATCCATCACTCGTTCGCCAACCATGCCAACCATTTCTTCGAAAGTTTTGTTGGTCAGCATCCCCGTAGGCTTCAACTGCAACTGGCGACGATCAACGATATTGGTCAGCAGATTAGTTTCGTAGTCGGAGCCTTTCTGCAGGCCCACTTCATCCAGCACCAGAAGATCAAGCCGGCAGAGGTCGCGCAGCAGATCGGCCTCCTTAACTGGGCTGTCTTTGCTGAACGTGGCGCGGTGGTTTTCGAATAGCTCTGAAACAGTCATGACCATCGCCGAGTAACCGCGTTTGATCAGGTTTCTTGCTATGGCGCTGGCCAGATGGTTCTTACCTGTGCCGCAGTTGCCTGAGAACACAAAACCCCCGTGACTCTTGCCGAACGCGGTCACAAAACCTTTCGCAGCATCCAGGGCGGCCTGTTGTTCAGGGCATTCCACGCGGTAATTACTGAATGAGCATTCCCGGTGCATCGGCTGAATACCTGAGCGCCCTATGATTTTCTCCATGCGCGCTTGGCGATTCCGATCCGTGATCTGCTGGTTCGATTTCAAAGCCTCTTCCGCCTGAAATTTCTTCCAGCCTTCGACGGTCGTGAAGCGTGGTTCGACATGTGCAGGCTTTAGCGCCAACAGGCGCGCCATCACATCAGTTGACGATGCCATCATGTTCACCCCCTGTTGGTAAGCCATTGCTGAAGCCCGGCGGGATTGTGCCTGTAGCTGGTGTTACGCGGTGATTCGTGCTGGTTTGCCATTTGCCATTGATACAGGCTGGACGCCCTTTCTTGTCCCATGCAGTGCTTGATTGCTGATAGCCGGGAAACTTCGTGGGGGCAAACAGCGTTGTAGGGCGTAGGTAATCCGACATGGCCAAGTCGTTTCCCCATTTCGCATTCATGTAATCAACGGTTTGCACCAGTTGCTTGACAGTGAACCCATCGCGAATGCGTGCCCGGATGTTTTCCAGTGAGGTTTTCGAGGTCTGATAGCGGGAACCGGTCACAAGGTTCAGGTGATTTAAAACCTCCTTTGCTTGGTCAGTGATCAATACTTCAGGGTCGGTCTGCGCAGCAGGCTGACAAGTAGGTTTCTTACCTGATGGATCTTGTTTTGAATTTACTGACGGATCCCCCCCAGATTCTGGCGGGTGAGAACTGCCTTTTTTCGTGTTTTCTGAACGGTCGGATTCTGAACGCTCAGATTCTGACATGTCAGATTTTGAATGTTCAGATTCTGACTTGTCAGAAACTGGACGGTGAGACTCGACGCTTAATGCCGCGGCCTTCAGTTTTGGCACATTCAGGGTGTAAATATTGCTGTCGTTTCGCTGCCCTCTACGGCGCTCCTTGCGTGTCAGCCATCCATCACTTTCTAATTCGCCGATCGCTGTCGTGACCGTACTGCGGCCAGCACCGATCTCACGGGCAATTTTCTCAATCCCCGGATAGCAGATCCCCTCATCATTCGAGAAGTCAGCCAGACGAAGCATTACAAGCAGCTTGGTACCCTTTACACCGTGTGCAGCGCATCCGTCCCAGACGTAACTTGAGACTTTCACGCTCATACAGCAGCTCCCGGCGCCGGCAGTGCCAAATACTTGAAGCGATCCACAACTTCCTGCAACGCGCGGTGGGTGACAGGCATCCAGCCGCCCGGTATTCTCATCACATAACGCAACGGCATGAGCGGCTTGGAACAGCTTGAAGCCACACACCGAAATTGCCCACGCAGCCGACTATCTGCTAATCTGTTCATGCGTTAATTACTCCACACGTTTAATTGATGCAATCGACGCCCGGGACCGCATATCCTGGGCGTCACCCTCTCCAAACATCATCACTGTCACCGCGTAAATCTCAGCCACCAGCGATTGGATCCGGTAACCCTTCGCTTTCAGTTTTTTAGTCTCGTCGCTGTCCAATACCCCATCAGCTGTAAATTCGTTGTGTGCCTTTGCAAATAGTCCCAGCGCTGACATCAGTTCGTTGAACTTCACCAGCAACTCTTCGTTATCCACCTGCTCAATCTCCGGTAGCTTCACGAAAACTCCACCAGCGCGCTTGCACATAGCTTCAGTGATATCGCTGCGGCCTGAGATTGACTCCATTTCAGCTGCCATACCCAGCGGCACGACTTGACCAGACACCTGGCGAACTCGGTTGCGCAATGAATTTTCGGTACCAGCTACCGGGTCCAGCTGCTGCGCCATCGCGCTGTATTTGCCAGGAAACAAGGTGATCAGCTTGTGTATCGCTTCGCTGATGTCGTCCTGTGTTGGAAAGTCTTTGTTGTCCACACGGTTTCTCCGTTTCTGTGGTTTTGGTTAAGCCGCTGGCGCGGTAGACTTTTTGTAAAGTTCAGGGTCGTACTTCAACTCTCCCCCTGTGATGTGTTCAATTTTCATGGCCTGCTTTTCTGGAATGATCGACCCCCAACGGCAAACTGCTGGGTGCTTTATTCCCAAGGCGACGGCTGTATTTACTACACCGCCAAAATGGGAAATTACTGTTTCTTTGTTCATAGAAACTCCTTGTTGGTTTACATGATAAAGGTAACAAAAGGTACATTATAAAGCAAACATCTTTCACCCTCATATCGCGTAACATTGGGTACATGAAAACAGCAATGAATGACCGTATTCGCATGAGGCGATTGCAGCTGAACATGACACAGCTGCAGTTAGCTAAGGCCGTTGGCGTGAGCCGTGTTTCAGTTACTAAATGGGAAACTGGCACTACGCAACCAGATGGTGAAAATCTACATGTGTTGGCTCAGGTTCTTTCTGTAAAACCTGAGTGGCTTCTTTATGCCCAGGGCGAACCAGATAACAAAGATGATACTCGGCTTAAACCGATTATCGCGAACCCTATCAATGTCCCGGTAATCTCTTCCGTGCAGGCTGGATCATGGACTGATTCATATGGCTCTGCGCGAATTTCAGATGTGCTTAGATGGTGCAGTACGACAGTGAATGTTTCTGATGATGCCTTTGGGCTTGATGTTCGCGGTGAGTCTATGACGAATCCTCATGGCAGCCCAACAATTCCAGAGGGGTCTACCGTAATCGTTGAACCTCATTATGGTTCAGTCGAAGAATTATCGGGACGAATCGTTGTTGCGATGATAGATGGAAGTTCTGAAGCCACTATAAAAAAATTGGTTATCGATGGACCTAACAAATACCTAATGCCACTAAACCCAAATTTCAAACCTATTGAAATTGATGGTAATTGTAGGATTATAGGAAGAGTGGTCCAAGTCACACAAGACCTCTAATCACCAATCAAGCCCCATTCAGGGGCTATTTTTTCATCCATCAATGTACCTTTAAGTACACTTCACCCTTGACTGAATGGGTAACTATAGTTACATTAATTCCATCGGCAGCGAACAGGCAGGACGCCCACGAAGTAGCCGCCCGAGGCACACGAAGATCGGGATGATTCGCTGAACCAGGCTTACAGCAGAGGGTTACACGATGAACGCAGCACAACGCCGAAAGGCATATCGCAAGCATCCAAAAGCCGGTGAAACCGTAATTCTTCGCGGAGTTCCCCGCCTGGTGCTGGGGCCATGCACATTCAATAGCTACACCGGAGAAGAACGCACCAAGCCGTCAGTAAGCCGTGTTCGCGTGCAGATGAGCGGCGGTTCAACGGCAGCGCCTCTGATTCGCAACTTAACGTTCTAACACCCACCGCGCCCTACGGGGCGCACTGAGGCAAGCATGAGCAAAAGAGGTTGGCGGTCTTTGGTTTATTGCGTTGTTGGTTGTGCTGTTTTCTGGCTGTTCTGTTTTGAGGTTGTCTCCTGGTAACCGGCGCACAACGGTAAGAGCACTGCAAGCGCTGTGTCATAGGCAGCGCTGGAGCGTGAGCAGTTATCGGGCGGGCCTGAGAAACCTAATTTGCCTGGTAGCTGTTGAATTAAGCAGTGCTCTTTCCGTTGTGGTTCAAGGCTGGAAACTTCGGGGCGTTGTTTACCAGCCACCACTCCAAGTGCGCCGGGCCGGCGGCACTGCAGCGAAAGCGAGCGCAGATATCCGGCAAAAATGAGATTGCTGTGTGTAGTCTTTGGCGGCCACGCCGAACTTCAACCAACAAGGGGTGAAGATAATGTTCATAGGCTGGCCGCTATTTTTTCACATATCTGGTGGCGTACTGTGTCGGTTCCTCATTTATATCTACACAGTATAAATACCCGTATCGGTGCGCCACCTGATGTGTGAGTAATTAACTGGGAGCCAGCGCTATGCGGGCGTCTGGCCTCCCTTCTTAAAAACCGATTTTCTATCTGCGGAAAATTGCCAGTTTCTGGCAGGGATTCCCTTTGCCGAAAATCAGTGTGGGGTAATTAAATGGCCAAGAACTCTACTGAAGCCTACGGGGCCAGCGGAAAAACCAACGTGCTCAATTTTGAGCCCGAACGGCTGCACCTGGTAACCGACAGAGCACACCCTCTTTACGATGAGCGTATTCACTTGCCGCTGGATGAGGCAATGGTATTGAACATCATGGACCAGGGGGTACTGGAGCCAATCATCGTTTGGAAAGACCCTGAAACCGGCCTCTCATGTGTGGTCGATGGTCGTCAGCGTGTACGGCATGCCATTGAGGCAAACAAGCGATTGGCAACTGCAGGCAAGGATCTGTTATTCGTCCCTGCCGTAACAAAACGCGGCTCTGCTGTTCGCATGGCCCAAGCAATGATCAGCGCCAACGAAATTCGGCGTTCCGATACCCCACTGGGCCGAGCCAAGAAGATGGCCGATGCGTTGGAACGCGGCCACGATGAAGAAGATTTGTCACTGATGTTTGGCTTCGGCGTGCAGACGATCCGCGCCACACTCGCCCTACTCGATGCCACTCAGGCCGTTAAAGATGCGGTCGAATCTGGCGACATTACCGTTACCCAGGCGCGCCAGCTGGCGAACCTCTCACCCGATGAGCAGCGCGAAAAAGTGAAGGAGGTGGAAGCTGCTACCGCCGGCACAAAAGGCCACGAAAAGGCGCGCCGGCAGCGCCAGGTGATTGGCGATGCCAAACCCCGCATGAAGTCCCGAAAAGAAATCACGAAAGCCCTGGAAAGTGCGAGCGGTGATTACGCTCAGGCGCTCCGCTGGGTGCTGGGAGACGAGGCATGACAACCATCAAGCGCTTTACCCCTGACTACAAAATGCACGCCGTTCGGTTTGAGGCTTTTGCGCGTGAAGCTGAGCATGGCGAGTTAGTTCAGTTTGATGACCACCAGCAGGCAGTGAGCGATCTTGAAGCTGAACGCGATGCCGCACGGAACGCTATAGCCGCGATTTACAAGGCTGTAACTGGAGAGTGCCCAGAGTGGAGTAACTGGCACGCATACCTTGAAGACATTGTTGAAGAGGTGGGCGCTGCTATTGCAGCCAATCAAACCGCCGATGCGCTGGCTGTGGAGAATGCGGCGCTGAAGAGTGCCATAACCGGGAAAGCCTATATCGACTTTGTGACATCCAATGGATGGAACCCAGGGATGAAAACCATCAACGGCAAGTTTGCCGGCTTTATGGATGCAGAGATCGATTTCGGGTGCATGGCATATGACCATGCCAAGAAGTTGATCGATGCGGTCGAAACCCCAGCCACTGATGCAGCACTTGCAGCTATCGAAGCGCGGTCAATTACAGTGGCGTTGGATTCATGCTCTGAGTATCTCGATACAGACTGTGTAATGGACAGGATTGGGATCAGTTATGCCGATGCAGAATTACGATCAAGCGGGGCGATGGAACTTTGCAACGCACTGAAATCCCATGCCAAGCAGCTGCGGGAGGCCAAATGAAAGCCTCCGAAATAGATGATCGCCTCTACAGTGATGCTGTTGAATTTGCTCGCCTGCACGCATCGATCGGCATCGTGACTATTCAGCGACATTTCCGCATCGGCTTCAACCGCGCAGCGTGGCTTATCGAACGCATGCAGGAAGAAGGCGTCGTAACCGCTCCAGGCTGGAATGGCATTCGCACAGTGATTCATGGAGGTAGTGATGCCAGCAAATGAACTGAAGGCGTTCAGCGTGCAAGCCGATGAGTTCGGTTGCGTTCGATTCGCCAAAACGCATGTAGCAGCCCGTCGTGAAGGTGCAGCAGAACTTGATGTTGAGTTTGGCGATATCGTTTCGTGCCGCCGTGCACCGGAATTGGATAAGTACGCCGCTGTGGGTCACGTGCCATGGAAGGTACTTATCGAGGAGCATGGGTGGTCGCAGGAGTGCGGCTATTGCAATCGTCGTGTCTACGACGAAACCGAAGGTCGTGTTTTTGACGAGAAATGCGAGCAGGCATTCTGCGATATCGAATGCCAGGCACGCCATGAAAACGTGCTCATTGATATGGGGATTCGCCAGTCAGGTGACAGCGCTAGGGAGGTGGAGCGTGGGTAGGTTCATGAAGTCCTTTATCCCGCGTCGCCAGTTTAAGCATAACCCCGATCGCTTCAATGTGCTTTCGAGCGGTGGCGGAACACAAAGCAACGCGATGATCTGCCTGATTCATGCTGGTGCACTCCCAAAGCCAGACGTGATAGTCATGTCTGATACCGAGCGTGAAGCGAGCAATGTGTTTGCGTACCAAGCCAAACACATCAAGACGCTTTGCGATGAAATGGGTATCGAGTATCACATCGTTCCGAAAAGCCTTTACGCAACATACGACATCGTCGGACCAGATGAAGATGAGCCATTGCCGGGATACTTCTCCACGCGAAACGGACGCGATAAGGACGGGTGGTGTACCGGCAAGAAGCCAACATTCTGCAGCATTAAATGGAAGCAGGAGGTAGTGCAAAGATTCCTCAACGACAAGTACGGCGAGAAATACCTGACTGCACGCGGTGTAGACATGTGGATGGGGATCAGCATCGAAGAGGCAGCGCGCCGCATGAAAGTCACTGATGGGAAATGGCGCCGCCGTTATCCACTCATCGACATGATGCTGACAAAGCAGATGTGCATCCAGTGCGTAGAGGATTACGGCCTCCCAACGCCACCCGCATCGCTCTGCTGGATGTGCCCAAACCGCGATGACGACCTGTGGTTGTTCATGAAAGAGAACGTTCCTGAAGACTTCCAGCGAGCCTGCGACCATGAAAGGGAAATCCAGAAAACGTGGCCGTGGTTATGGCTGACAAAATATGGTGTCCCACTTGCTGAGGCGCCACTAAAACCAAGCGGCGGCAAAGGCGCTCAGATGGATTTGGTGCAGTTCTGTGATTCGGGAATGTGTTTTGTATAGGGAAATATACATTACTAATAAGTAAGGGGACGACAAAGTCGCCCCCTCTAATAGGTGCGGGATTCGAACCCGCGGTGCGGGGTTAAACCCGCACGCCTCAGTATCAATGAGGTGCCTTAAGCCACTCGGCCAACCTTCGTACAAGAGGAATACTAAAAGAATACGTATGGAATTCAAATCGTAAGAACAAATTTTGTGATTTAAGTACAACTATGAAGCCAAGAGTACAAATTACAAGCTGTTTATTGCCCCTTTTCTCGAGTCGAAATAACGCCCGTATGCGGCGGGCTTACCGTGTGGAGGATTTATGCAGGATAACAACGAGAACGACATCATTTCTGATTCTGATATTGAACGGATTACTGGTTACAAAAGTGCATCGAAGCAGTGTGAGGCACTCAGAACTGCCGGCATTTTCTTTATCACTCGCAGAGATGGACGCCCCAGCACTACATGGGGACACTTTAATTACCCAGTATCGCTCAGAAATCAACCTCCGGTTGACGCTGGTATTCAACCTAATTTTGGGGCTTTAGATTAATGGGACGTAAACGCAGTAATCCTGCTGACAACTGGATGCCCCCGCGCACATGCCGGGGGAGATCCGCATATGAATTCAAGCCTAAACTTGGCGGCACAATTCGTTTATGTAGCTTCGACTCAACGCCGGCACAGGTATGGGCAGCGTATGAGGAACTGATCAACGATCAGCAGAAGAAAAATGATTTTTCATTTCTTGTGCAACAATTCTTCCAATCAGCCGACTTCATTGAGTTGGCGTTGGAAACGCAGAAAGACTACCGAAAATACTCTCTGAAGGTCTTAGCGGTGTTCGGGGCGCTTGCCCCTGATGCAATCAAGCCTGAGCACATCAGGAAATACATGGACAAGCGAGGATTGAAGAGTCGCACTCAAGCAAATAGAGAGAAGGCTTTTACTTCCAGGGTGTTCAGATGGGGATATGAGCGGGGGCTTGTAAAGGGGAACCCATGTAAGGGTGTTAAGCAATTTAAGGAAAAGACGCGAACCAGATATGTCACGGACACTGAATATAACGCCCTTTTCTCTGTGGCGCCGGCGGTAGTTCAGATTGCTATGGAAATCGCCTTTCTTTGTTGCTCTAGACAGGCTGACATTTTGACCATGAGGAAGAGCCAACTGGGTGAAGAAGGGATCCTCATTCAGCAAAGCAAGACTGGCGTTGCTCAGATTAAGGCATGGGGAAAGCGTCTGGAGGCGGCTATCTCTGCTGCCAAAGCATTGCCATTAAAACCTGGCATGAGCAGCATCTATGTCATCCACCAACCATCGGGGGCAAAATACACCCGCGATGGATTTAACAGCCGATGGATGAAAGCAAAGCAGGAGGCTAAAGAGCGCTTCCCTGAACTTGAGTTCGATTTTACCTTCCATGACCTGAAGGCTAAGGGTGTTTCAGATCTTGAAGGTAATCTGTATGACCGCCAGGCGATCACCGGCCACAAGAATGTAGAACAGACTGCGAAGTATGTGAGGAAGATTGCCGTAGTCCCTACCGTTGGCGAGCAGTAG